CTCTATCAATCCTATTTTATTTTTATTTGTTAATGTTGCCCTTATAACATTTCCCTCTTTGTCGGTTTCAATAACATTATAATTAAACTTTTCAGGATCAAAAACAGTTATTTCGTAACCCTGATTTCTTTCTCCCGTGCAAGTGCTACCAATGCAAAGACCATTTTTTTTACACATCTCTTGAAGTTCAGGGATACATTCTTTGAACCAGTTTGAAAAGTCTTTCCATTTAACAAATTTTTGTTTTCTAAGTTCCATTTTTGAAATAAATGTATTTCTATTTTGAACTAAATAATTGTATAAATTTTCATAGTCGGTGGAACTTTTATTATTCAATAAATTTTCTAAACATTTATGCGTTTTTTCAAAAAATAAACTTACTTTTTTAAAACTATTTTCACTAACAAGACCACCTCCACCATTTAAAATATGATATAAAACAGCTAATTTAGTTATTTTCCAATTTGAGTTCCCTAAATTAATACATAAAATGTTTTCTTCATCTCTCAATGTATCTGAAAAAGTATAAAACTTAGAACAACGTTCATCGGCTTCAATTGCCCATTTTATACTCTCTTTGTTTGCTTCTGTGCTAAATTCAAAAACAGTCCCATCTTGTAAATTATTAAATATTTGTTCAATAACTGAAGAATAGTGATTAAGTTTTGTTATTGCTTCGATTTTTTCCTCATAACTCGCGTATTTAACTCCCTCTTTGTAATAATTTTTGTTTTTATCATAATAAACAAAACTACGTCTTGCTATACCCTGCTCCAATACGTCCTTGAACTCATCTGTCATCTTTTCGCTTTTTTCTAAAATTTTTGGCGATGACATAAATAGGCAAGATAAAGCTATATCTTTTATACTCCCTCGCTCTGTAGTAGTTGTATTCGTGCCCGATAAATAACCGTCATATAATCCATATAAAGTGTCTAAAAATTCGCCTTTTGTTTTATCTCTATTAACTACAATATCCTTAAAAAAGACAACAAACTCAGTATTTTGAAACATTAAAGATCCTGATTGAGATTGCTCAATCATTTGTGCCGACTCATACAAACTGCTCATAGTTGCGTTTGTAATCTTTTTATGCAGTTTTTTAAATCTTTTTAATTCGTCCGACTGATCCTTAATCAATCTATTTCTTTCTGTTTTATCTTCAATTTTGCCTAATTGTCTTATGTGTTCAAGCTCAATAGCCTCAAGTCGTTGCTTGTTATAACTGTTAATATAGTTATCAAAAAAGCTCAACAAATACAAATCAATATCATTTGCCAGTTTATCTTTGACCCCACCCGATTGGACAAAATTAAACCCGTAGTAAGATAAAACTGTAGGCTTATTAGGATTATTAACAGATACAAACTTAATTCCCTTAAAGCTAAACAAATGGTTCAGTTTAGCATGTAACACATTTAACGCCGAAATATCATCTATTTTGTTATTAGATAGTATTTTTAATTGTTGGACTATATCATTTAGCATCTATTATCCTAACTGACAATACAAAGCCCCCAAAACTTACGAGGCATTGGAGGCTAACCTTTCGGTTAATAATTATAAAACTTTTTTAACAGCCTCGTAAGCTATTTAATATTAGCAACTACTTTTGCAAAAAGCAAGCAGTTTTTTCTTTTCAGGTGTATTCATTTTGCCAACCCAAAAACACTTAAGATTCTTATATTCACTGGCTATTTTTACCCTATTAGCTTTTTTTATGTTTTTAGGATGATACCGACAACCATCGCAATCAGCGACACAAAGGTCGTAATTGTCATTAACAAAACAACACTCAAAATTGTCATCCATTATTTAATCCTTTCTACTTCACAAAATGGATTCTCTGCAAGATTTATAGCATTATTTTTACTAAAAATACTTAATAAAAAAGGACGGTTTTCTTTTTGTATATATACTTTATGTAAAAAAGTTTTTCCTTCCTTTTCTATTTCATAAAAAATATGAAATAGATCAGTATTAACTTTTAATTTGCTCACTTATTTAAACCTCCTTTACTTTATAAAACACTTTACATTCATATTCCTAAGCCCCGTTAGGGGACGGAAACCTACTCTTTCCCCTCTTTCGTTTACTCCTGTAACGGAGCTTACAAGCTCCGCTACAGTTGAGCTTTTTTATTCATCTTAATCATCTTAATCATCTTAACATCCTTTTTGCCCTAACAACTTAATAATAACCTAACATGTTTTAAAAGTCAACGGCTTATTAATAAAAACTATGTAAAATGTTAAAACCCGCTAATAGCTTGATTTAACATTTTAACATTTTACGGAGGTGTAAAATGTTGAGTTTGGCTATATGAGCGGTTCTTGCCTTTATTTTAACATTTTACACCCCTTAGAGAGTAAAATAGAGAAAAAATTAGTTTTTTTATATATATAATTACCTATAAGAGCGTAAAATGTTAAATCATTGTTTTAATTTGCCTCTATCTTAATAATATCAAATGTTTTAACGTTTTAACGTAAAAATAAAACGTTACAATATTACCACAGCAAGGGTTTCGAGGTTTTTCCATTTTAAAGCCAATAGGAAGCCATTTAACAACGTTTAATTATCTTTGCTTATGTTTTTACCTTTAAGTCGTTAAATATATCAATACAGCTAAGCTGATTGCATTAAAATAAGCTTTAATGTATATTACAGATATGAAAAATAATAGCTATATTAATAAAAATGCAATTTTAACTTATCAGTTACAATTACATCAGAAAATTAAACACATTAACCATTTAAAATCTCAGCTATACATCAAATTAAATAACCCCTTTAAGGTTTTAAAAAATGTTGATGAAGATGATGGCTATATTTTGGGCAACTTTGTTATTTGGCAAGAGGAAAAACAAGCGGAAAGTATAAAAATTAACAATAGTTATAATAATTGCTTAGATTCTCAGATACGAGAATATCAAATTTTACTTGAAACTTTTGGGCAAAAAGAGTATAATAGACCTAATTACATACAACTGAGGTTGATAAAATGACCAAAAAGAAAGACCCCAAAGACTTATTGAAAGTAGGAAGACCTCCTCTTTATAAATCAGTTAAAGATTTAGATGCTAAAATTTATGAATATTTCACTGACTGTCCTGACAAAAGGATAGTTAAACTAAAAGACTGCGAAGGTGCAGAGTATCAAGACAAAGTTCCATGTCCAACATTAACAGGTTTAACCTTGTTCTTGGGATTTTGTGATAAGCAATCTTTGTATGACTATGAACAAAATAAGCCAGAATTTACTTGCTCAATAAAAAGGGCAAGAACTTTCATAGAGCGGGAATACGAGAATATGCTTTATAATGGACAATGTACCGGTGCTATATTTGCATTAAAAAATATGGGATGGTCTGATAAAACACAAACAGAACTCACAGGGGCTAACGGATCTGATTTAGTTCAAAAAGTTTATATTACAGCTAAGCAACAAAAAGCAGTAGCGGATCATATTAAAAAGGCTTTAAAGGGTGATACTTAACGGTATTGAAGTTGATGAAGAATATTTAGGGCAATATCTAATTGAACAAGGATTTGAGACTTGGTTTCGATATATGTTTCGCGTTGTAGAGCAAAAAGATTTTATTATAGAAGAAATTCATAAAGGTCTTTTTGCTTTTTTTGATGATATTTATTCTCAGATACAAAATAGAATAAACATAAACGTCCCGCCTCGGTCGGGAAAAACCACCATGGCAAAATGGTTCATTGCTTATTGTTTAACTAAAAATCCTAAATGTAATTTTATTTACACGTCTTTCTCACAAATGTTATTGCATGACATCGCTCGGGAGTTGGCTATAATCCTTGAGCATCCTATATATAAAGCAATGTACAGTAATAGAATGAGCTTACAAACAGAAGAATGCAATCCGATTGATGATTTTTGGCGGGAATATCTACAAAAGAGTGAAAATAAAAACATTTATACTTCAAAAAAAATAGTTACTGCACAAGGGGGCATTATATTATTTGCTTCTATCGGTTCAACTATTACAGGTTTTGGAGCAAGTATCAGAGGGGCGAAAGACTTTTCAGGGGCTTTATTTATCGATGATGCGAATAAGCCAGCTGACATTTATTCTCAGCTAATGAGAAACAAAGTTTTAAAATATTTTGAAGAAACATTGTTATCAAGATTAAATAATAGTAGTGCGGCTATTATAAACATTCAGCAAAGATTGCACTTAGAGGATTTATCAGGCTTTTTAATTGAAAAATACGGATTCAAAACATTAAAAAGACCATTAATAAACACCGATGGCACATGCACAATACCGAAACAATATACGCCCGAACGGATAAAAGAACTACAAGCAAATGCTTATATGTTTCAAGCTCAATATCAACAAGAGCCTATAAACCAAGGTGGCTCTATGATTAAATCGGAGTGGTTTAAATATTATACTGAAACCCCTGATTTTAAACGTGTGTTTATGACTGGGGATACAGCACAAAAAACTAAAGAGCATAACGATTTTAGCGTCTTTTGTGTTTGGGGACAAAATGGTCAAGAGCTTTATTTGTTGGATATGGTTAGAGGTAAATGGGAAGCACCTGAGCTTTTAATACACTGCGAATCATTAATTAAAAAGTGGCAGAAATATAAAAAGCGTTTATCTGAAATAATACTGGAAGATAAAGCAAGCGGAACAGGATTAATCCAAACACTGCGTAGAACTTGCTTAACGCCCATCCACGCCCTACAAGTAGATAAAGACAAAGTAAGCCGTGTAGATGACAGCACTCCGTTTTTGTCAAATGGTTATATGTATTTGCCGAACAGTAAAGAATATAGTTTTAATCCTGCCTTAATCAATGAATGTGAATTGTTTTCACGGGACGGTTCAGGAACTCATGACGATATTGTCGATAATATAACTATGTCCATTCAATACGTGAGCAAAAAACGGTCTATTTACGATGCTATTTGAAAGTGTGTTAAAATAAAATTATGAGTAAAAAGAATAATAAAAACAAAATACAAGCATTACCAACAATGCAACCATGTGAACGCCTAAACAGCCTCACCGAGCTGGCTCTTGGTGTGCAAACTCAACAAAATCAAATATCTCAATCAGATACTATCGACGCTAATTTACGCAGATATATGATTACACAAAATCGCATGTTACTCAGTTATTTATATGTTGAAATAGGTATTTGTCAAACTTTGATAGATCAACCAGTTGATGACGCATTAAATAAATTGCCTGATATTGTATCAGAACAACTAAAACAAGAAGATGTTGAAGCTGTTAAACAGTTTATCCAAAAAAAAGGCTGGTTTGAAACATTTAAGCAAGCTGAAAAATGGAAAAGGCTTTACGGCGGTTCAGGCTTATTTATCAACACACCTCAAAATCCTACATCAGAACTTAGGATAGACAGATTAAATCAAGATAGCCTTATTGAGCTTTATGCACTTGATAGATGGGAATTATGCTATCAGGTTAGCGGGGCTATTGGCGTTGAGAACATGAACTTGTCTAAACCTCTTACAGATACACCATACAATATTTATGGGCAGCAAGTACACAAGTCAAGAGTGCTACAATTCAAAGGCAAAGAAGCACCTAGTATACTTAAATTACAGCTACAAGGCTGGGGCATGTCTGAGGTTGAGCGTCTATTGCGTTCACTAAATAGTTTTCTAAAAAATCAAGATGTTATATTTGAGCTTTTGGATGAGGCTAAGGTAGATGTATTTAAAATTAATGGATTTACCGAAGCTCTAATGACTGCAGAGGGAACTGCTAATATAACTAAACAAGTACAGTTGGTAAACCAGCTTAAAAGCTATCTCAACGCCCTTGTTATGGACAAAGAAGATGAGTTTGACCAAAAGACAATGACCTTTGCAGGCTTATCTGATATGCATGAGCAAAATAGAATGGCAATAGCAGCAGACCTTAAAATGCCTATTACTAAACTTTGGGGCGTAAGTGCAGCAGGATTTAACAGCGGTGAAGATGATATTGAAAATTATAATAGCATGCTTGAATCTGAGATAAGAATCAAGAGCCGTGCTAGCTTAATAATGCTTTACAAAATTGCATGCCAAGTTAAACTAGGATTTATTCCCGAAGATATAGACCTTGTTTATCCACCTTTACGCATATTATCAGCAGAGCAAGAGGAAACTGTAAAGGACAAGCAATTTGCTCGTGTTATGGGTGCTTACGGTCAAGGTTTATTATCTGAAGAACAATTTATTGATGCTTGTAATAAAGCTAACTTATTGCCGATTGATATTAAAATAGATAAAAAAGGCATTATGGCAAGAATTAAGGATAAGATGGCAAGTGAAAAGCCACAAGCACCGCAGGCAAAAACTAAAGATAAAAAGTAGGTGTTACGGTGAAAACATTAAAACCAATTTTAGATAAACACGAATATTCAAAGGCAATAGAAGTTATTATAATGGACTTTTTAACTACTTACTTTTACGCCCCTATTTATACACTTATAGAGCCTATTGAGGAATACTACAACGCTGCAAGCCCAACACTAATTGAAGCTATACGAAGCGGACAAATCCAATATATTAATGGTAAATTTATCGGTCAATTTGATGCAAAAATTAGCAAAGAACTAGAATCACTAGGGGCTAAGTTTAATAAAGTTACCAAAACATATAATATTGAAAAAACCTTATTATCTGCACAGATACGAGAAGCTATTGCATACGCTACAATTATAGCAATAGCAAGACAAAAATTATTACTAGAAGCATTAAATTTTTTAAACATTGAAAGTGCCATGCCTGAGCTTAATAAGTTATTACAAGTTCCCTTAGATACAATGTTAGAGGATTTAGACGATCAAGCATATTTAAGCTTAAAAGATGCTATTGCAATAGTGCCAGTTATAACTGAAGAACAAAGAGAAGCTTTAAAAGCCCAATATTTTGAAGATGTAAGTATATCTGTTAAGAATTTTACCGAAAAACAAACAAATAAATTAAGAGAAATGGTTGAACATAATCTATTGGTCGGACTATATGACAATAAACCGCTAGTTAAAGCTATTATTGATGAGTTTGGAGTAACTGAGAATAAGGCAAGATTTTTGGCAAGAAATGAAACTGGCTTATTTACAGCTACTTTTAAAATAATTACATACAAAGAAGCAGGAATAACGCATTATAAATGGTCAACAAGCCATGACGACAGAGTGAGAAAATTTCACAAAGACTTAGACGGTCAAATAATCACATGGGATAATCCCCCAATCGTTAATGATAAGGGGGATAGAAAACACGCAGGTTTTGACTATCAATGCAGATGTCAAATGTTAGCTATTGTTGACAATATGCTATAATTGCAATAGGCTATAATTTACAAAAAAGGGGGGCAATAATTATGACTAAGTCAGTACCTCAAGATATGCAGGATGTTATTAACGAGGTTTCTTCTACAGATAGCGGCAGAGGTGAATTAGCCAATCAATACAAAGTTTTAGATACTATTATTGAGGATAGTTTGAAAGATGTAACAGTCAAAGTAAATGTAACAAATACAACCTTGCCAATAACAATTCCAGAACCTTTCGACGTCAATTTGGTTAGTGGCATACAGCTAGATTTATGTGGTGCGGCGGTAACAATAGACCACCCACACCATGAAATCCATGAAGGTACTTACATATTTGCGGATGATATAAGTGGGAATTTGGGCTCTAATGATATTAAGTATTGGTTACTTGTAACACCTAACGAAACTAATTACTTGCATTCGTTTCCTAAATTTGTTTGTACTGGCGAATTTGAACTACAAGTGTACGAGGGAGCAACAGTTGCAACAAATGGCACAGAAGTGCCAATGTATAATCGCAATAGAGCGACCACAACTCCAATAACATTTAAATTCTATAAAGACCCAACTACACCAGTAGTAACTAATTGCCCTATTGTTAGAAATGTTAGAACTGGCTCTGGTAGTGATGCTGTAGGCGAAGTAAGGTCTGAAAACGAATTAATTTTATTGCCCAACACTAAATATTTAATTAAAGCAACTTCAAGAGCAACAGGAAATTATATTTCTTGCCATATGAACGGTTATATTTGCGGGGTAGGGGCTAGCACTTAACAATATGCTACAATATAAATAAAGGGGATTAAACAATATGCGTATAAAAATAGGCGATAAAATATATAATGGACAAGATGAACCTATTATGGTTATTTTTGATGATAATGACAAAAAAACATTGCTGGAAGCATTAAATAATTCTGAATGGCAAGGAAAATATGCAATGTGTCCGCATCCTAAAGAATATTTTAAAAACCAAGAAGAAAAAATAAAATGGATGGATAATATTGGCGAAGAAGCATATAGATATGAACCTCTTAATTTAATTGGAGTAGAACTATAATGGTTGACAAAATAAAAGGTGGGTTAGCGGATAGCAAAACATTGGAAGACATAGCAGAGAAGCATGGCGTTACTTTGTCAGTTATCTCCTCACAGCTAGAAAAAGGTATAGCTGTAGAGATGGAACACACTACCGATAAAACAGTAGCTGAGGAAATAGCCAAAGACCATTTATTTGAGGATGCTGAATATTATAGCAAATTAAAAGGTATTGAAAAGCAGAATAGTAAAGACTGGGCTAAAACTTATAAAGCATCTAATTTTATTGAAAAAGGCGTATGCACATATAATAATGAAACTATATACCTATCACAAGACTGTCTTAACAAGGCAATAGCAAGTATTAAAGGCAGACCAGTTGTTATAAAACATCAAAAGGTTGACCTTAATAATATGCAAGACCATGCGGTTGGTTATGTTTCTGATTGTGGCTTTTGTTCAGATAATGCCTCTTTTTATTGCAATTTTTTAGTATTTGACGACAAAGGTAAAGAAGTTATAGCAAAAGATTATAGTGTTTCGTGTGCTTATTTACCAAAAGCTTTCGGCATAGGTGGAACTTGGCACAACACACCATATGACAGAGAAGTAACCGAATTAGAATTTACACACTTGGCACTTGTACCCGATCCTAGATATGAGGATGCTAAGATTTATGAAAATGCAATGGATGATGATAACACAATAAAGGAGACTTACAACATGGAAAAAATCGAAGTAGAACAAGGATTTCTATCTTCTTTAATTGAGTTGGCTCAAAAGCCATTTTTAAACTCTAAAAAAGAGGAAAAAGAAGAGCCAAAAGACAAAGAAGATGCAAAGATTGACGACGATGAAATGGAATATGAAGGCAAAAAATATTCTAAAAAAGAATTAGTTAATGCTTTTGAAGCTGGATGTGCAGGCAAAAAAGCTGAAGAAGAAAAAGAAAAAGAAAATGCACAAACAGGCGACAATATGGAGTTTTTCAACTCTATGCAAGCATTAATGGCAATGGCACAAACTGATGATAATGATAAAGTAGAAGTACATAGCCAAACTAAAGGGCTTGAACTTGGGACAAAGGCTTTTGGGTAAAATATTAATTAAGGGAGAATAATAAAATGGCAGAAAGTTTAAACCAGTTTACCTATACAAATGTAAAAGGTAAAGTAGTTAACGGGGACAAGGGGCTTGGCTTATCATGCAAAATATATGGTGTAATAAATGTAGGTGATTTTGTAAAAATTAAAGATGTAGCAGGTTCTAAAACTATTGTA